AGCCAAGGCGTGCTCCATTTTGAGCCGACCAGCTTCATTGACGAGCGCGTGTGCGGGTTGCTTGAGGAGCTGGATCGTTCCGACAAGACCGCAGCAATCGTGGGCCGCGATGATGTGGTTGCAAGCGCTCTGCCCACACCGAAGGCCGCTCCGGCCATTGCTGCCCCGGCACCTTTTGTTGCCCCAGCCCCCGCGCCGACATCGGCACCGTCTGCTAAAGTTGAGGAGTTCGCCCCGAAGCGTACCCGCGCAAAGGCCGCCGCGCCCGAGCCCGTGGTTGAGGAAGTGGCCGAGGAAATCCCGGAATTCCTGCGTAGGGATCGCCCCCCGGCTCCTGCCCCCGCCCCGGTATCGGGTTTCGGTATGGTTGCCGCGCCCGCTCTTGACAGCGCGTTGCAGTCCGCCCTTGCCAACGCTCTCAAGCTGCCGGTAGGTTAAAATGACGCGAGACATACTTTCCTTCGCAGAAAGGTTGCGCGCGTGCATGTCGGAAGGTATGCTCTCGATCTCCGACCTTTCAATCTGGCTGGGGCGCTCACGCGCCGCAGTCAACACTTGGGTTAAGGGGCGCGTCCCCTTAACCGTTTACATGCCCGAGCTGGAAAGCCGTCTGGCACGGCTGGAAGCATTCATTGCGGCGCAAGAGGGCAAGCCTCTGGTGCCACATTCGGTGAGCATGATGAAACGCAAAACATACATTCTGGGGTTATTCAATGACGCTCCCGCCTCCCGTACAATTCCTGAACCGGATACTTCCAGAGCGCGGGTGGTTGTGCGGGTTCGTCCTCCCAGAAAAGCGGCACGTTTGGGCAAAAACACCGGAGGAACTAAGCCATGAACTTCTGGCGCTGGATGCTCAAGGCCATACGGTCTACCACGCTTGCGCGTCGTATATCTCGCCCACCAGCCGCACCAAAAACAACATCCATTCAGTGCAGTCGTTGTGGCTCGATGTGGATGCAGGAGAAGGAAAGCGGTACGATGACGCAGGTCGGGCCTACACAGCATGTCGCGCCTTTTGCGCTGCTGCTGGATTGCCCGAGCCAATATATGTCGGAAGCGGATACGGGCTGCATGTTTATTGGCCGCTCCAAAAAGCCCTGAGCCTGAAGGAGTGGGAGGCATATGCTAAGGCGCTTAAACTATTGTGTAATGCTCATTCTTTCAGCGCTGATCCTAGCCGTACCAGTGACGGCGCTTCTATTCTGCGCCCTGTGGGAGCTCATAACCGCAAAGATGCAAACGCTCCGAGAGTGGTGGATTGGGGAGGAGATGTAGAGCCCCACCCGATCAGCGCGTTCTCGATGCTGAAAGTCGTTGTAAAGGAAAAACCCAATGCGAAGCCTATGTCTGGCCAGCTTGCTGCCCTTGCTCATGTGCACGAAAGCACCCCCTCCAACCCCCACCAAGTTGCCGACTTATGCGCACAGCTTGGACATTTCCGTGACACCCTTGGCGTCATGCCTGAACCGGAGTGGAAAGCCGGATTGGCCGTTCTCGCATTTTGTGACGGTGGAGACGACGTCGCTCACGAATGGAGCACCGGAGATGAGCGTTACAATCCCGCTGAAACCGACAAAAAACTTGCTGCTGCAAAAACGTTGTCCGGCCCCACCACCTGTGAACACTTTAACGGGCTGAACGACCGCTGCAAGTCCTGCCCCCTGCGCGGCACGATCACTTCCCCTGTCGAGCTGGGGCGCGGCGCACCCAAAGCCACCCCTGCCCAGATTGAGTTTGCCAAGAGCTTTGCAGAGGAGGAAGCCTCCCTGCCGGTTGTGGGCTCATTCTGCCACATTGGCGGGGCGCTGGTGTTCAAGAGCGAGAAAGACGGGAAAGACGTGCACATGCGCATCACCCAGTACCCCGTGGTTGTGGAGGCCATCAGCCGGGGCGAGCTCAACGCGGAGCAGCATTCCATCGTGCTGAAGCACAAGCCGCCCCACGAAGGCTGGCAGCATTCTATCATCCCTTTGAAAACAATGTTCGGCTCGTCAGGCATTGCCGAGATTATGGGCAGGGGCATCGTCGTGCACAACGCCGACCTGTTCAAGCAATATGTGAGAGAGAGCATGGATCAGTTAAACGCCGCAGGGCGGGCCCAGACACAATTTGACCAGTTCGGCTGGAAGGATGACGAGAAATCGTTCTTGATCGGGCAACGCCTGTACACCGCCACAGAGGTCAAGGAAGCGTCCGGCGGGCAAGAGGTGCGCCGCCGCAGCAAAGGCATGGGCCCGCAAAAGGGGGGCTCTATGGCCGTCTGGAAGGACAATGCGGATATGTTGTTTGCGCCGGGGTTTGAGGCGCAAGGTCTGGCCGTGCTCACATCCTTCTCGGCACCCTTCATGCGCTGGCAGGCGCACTCCGAAGGCGGCGCTATCCTTTCGTTGATCTCCCGCCAAGGCGGTAAGGGTAAGAGCACGGCGCTCACCGCCGCCGCATCCGTCTGGGGCAGGTTGGAAGCCATGAAGCAAACCAACAGCGACACCCGCGTGGCGCGCGGCATTGTTACAGGTGTCATGGGCAACCTGCCGGTAATACGCGACGAGTACACCCAGCGCGACCCCGAAATTCTGCGCGAGGAAATCCAGATATTCACCGAAGGCCGGGACAAGCAGCGCGGGGCCGCGGACGGCACGCTGGTCAACATGGGCGCATCGTGGCAGACCATCATGATCGCTGGCTCCAACACCAGCCTTGTGGACACGTTGCGCGCCGCAAAGAACGGGGAGGCAATGGCAGGCCGCATTGCCGAGTTTGTGGTGGACATCCCGAAGAACGCCGCGCACTGGAAGGGCGATGCCCTGAAGGACAGCATGGACGACAACGCGGGCTTTGCCGGAGAGCTGTTCATCCGCTCGGTTTTGCAACCCGCCAATATGGCTTATCTGAAAGCGCTTGTGCCCCAGATCAGGGAGGACTTGATCAAGAAGCACAATCTCGCTTCCGATCAGCGCTTTGCCGCCCGCTGGCTCGCAGGTGTGGCCGCCGCAGGGCTTGTTGTTCGGCACCTTGGCTTGCTTGACTTGAGCCCAGACAGGGTTATGGACTGGGCTCAAGAGCGGCTGTTCAGTGAGGAGACCGCCACCTTCCGCGCCCGTGTGGAGGAGCCAAGCTACATGCTGGCCCGTTTCCTCTCTGACAACTTGCAGAGCACGCTGATTATGCCCGGCCCCTTTGTGCCAAGACAGAAACAGATGCCGATCAAATTGCCCACCCGCAGCTTGCTTATCCGGCAGGAGCTTTCTTCTGGCCGCATGTTTATCGAGGTGAAAGCGCTGCGCGAATGGATGCAGATGCAGGAGCAAACTTGGAAGGACTTGATGGATGACCTGAAGGCAAAAGGTTTGCTGCTGAACCCGTCACGGCTTATCACGCTGGCAGCGGGCACAGACATGGCGACAGGGCAGGTGCCTTGCGTCGAGATTAAATCAGACGAGCCCATATTCACAGGGATGTTGGCCGAGGTGAAGAAGGAGAGTGCGGCATGAACGTAGACCAGCTTTTAGAAGCCCGTGCAAAAACGCATGGAGTTTTTGAATGTCAATAGTTCAAATTTTAAATGGGGATTGCCGCGATGTTTTGAAAACATTGCCAGATCAATCAGTGCATACATGCGTTACGTCTCCGCCATATTTTGGACTGAGAGATTATGGCCATGCGGGACAGATGGGGCTTGAGCCAACACCAGATGAATTTGTCGCTGAATTGGTAAATGTGTTTCGAGAAGTGCGCCGTGTTTTGCGGGATGATGGAACATTATGGTTAAACCTTGGGGACAGCTATGCGTCATATCGAGACGGGAAAGCAACTCCAGACACAACGCGCGGTTTAAGCGAAAGAACTCTTGTTCCTAAAGGAAGCGCAAAAAATAAAATGGCATCAACTTTTGCAGGAATTCCAATCAAACACAAAGATTTGATTGGAATTCCTTGGCGTGTTGCATTTGCATTACAGGCAGATGGATGGTATTTGCGGCAGGACATTATTTGGCATAAGCCAAATCCAATGCCGGAAAGTGTGACAGATCGCTGCACAAAGGCGCATGAATATATATTTTTGCTGTCCAAGTCGCCAAAGTATTACTTTGATCATGAGGCAATTAAGGAAGATGGCGTCATTCCTGCTGGCACAAAAGGCGCAAAGGGAAGCGCAGAAAGAGCGGCACAAAAGGGCGTTAATAGCCGTCCTCCAGAATATAAAATTTATGATGGAAAACGCAATAAAAGGTCAGTCTGGACTGTCACAACAAAACCTTTCAAAGGAGCACATTTTGCCACTTTCCCGCCTGATTTGATTGAACCTTGCATCCTTGCTGGATGCCCAGAAGGCGGGACAGTTCTTGATCCTTTCGGCGGCGCGGGAACGACCGGCCTTGTAGCCAAGCGGAATAATCGAAATGCAATTTTAATCGAATTAAATTCAGAATATGTCGAAATAATAAAAAATAGAACTAACGGAGTTTTTAAATGAACGTAGACCAGCTTTTAGAAGCCCGTGCAAAAACCCACGGGGACTTTTCCAGACATGCGCAATACACCCAGCGCATTAAAAACGTGATGAAGGACACCGTGAACTGGTTGTCCCTCACCAATTCGGACAAAGAGGCTTTGGAAATGATCGCCCACAAGATCGGGCGCATTCTGGCTGGCAACCCCAACGAAGTCGATCACTGGGATGACATCGCCGGATATTCCAACCTAGTGGCAAATCAGATCAGGTCACGCGCTGCATCCGCTGCGCGGCCTGTTCCTCGAGGATTATCTTCAGAAGCTGGGGCAGGCGGTCTTCCTGCTGGCGGCGGAACTGCTGCTCGTCAACCTTAATCTGACTATTCAGAATAGCTTGAGAGCCCGCAAGCTGGGCTCTCAACAACGTGCCAAATTCTTCGTCGTCTGGATCAAGCTCTATGTCGAGGATGCTTTCGATTTTGCGAAGTGCTTTGCCTGTGAGGCGTGTGAGCATTACGCTGTTGTCGAGTACAACATCCCCTTCGCGTACCCCATCGCTTGAATTTTGGGCAACTGCTTTGCCAGTCGATCCCCAATGTCCGTCCGCCACATAGGGGAGTTGGGCACTATCAAGTTGTCCAAGCGACGGTAAGCCCTGCGCTTTGCTTCCCTCACTGTCTCCCCCGTGCCCGACATCACCAGAACGTAGTCCCCCGCCGTCACTGGGATCGGAGAGGTTATGATCGTGCCGCCCACTTCCATAGGAGCCATCCCCATCGCCATCTCGCACGGGTGCAGGTGTTCCCAAATCCCCGGCTTGATCCCGTAAATTGGCGTCCCCACCACTTCCTTCTTGGTCAAGTGCGAGTATGGATAATCCGGCACGGAGAGCACGACGCCGAGGGCTATCGTGTCCAGTGTCGTGTTTCGGGCGTCGCGGCCCTCCGCTAGGTCTCTGAGCCATTCTACACTATCTCCTTCGTGTAGCGCCTGCTGAATGTTGAATGTCGGCCAGCCGGGGCGCATCGTAAATTCCAACGGCCAAGGAGTGCCCTCGTCGTCAATGATGCAGTTCACGTCTATATATCCGACATAACCCACCTTTGCCAGATCATCTTCAAGCGGAGCGAGCACTGTTTCGGCGAGCTTGCTGTTGCGAACATAACGGATAACGGTGCCCTGCTCACCGGTGGCGACACCTTTATCGTCGTTCATCAGCTTCTTGAACTCGAAGTTTTCGCACCAGCCTACGTTGAACCCGTGCGGCCCAAACCAGCCGCCCACAGCCATCTCCACGCCGCCAATAAAGTCTTGCAGGATGAAATCCCCCTTGAGCTTCTGGGCTTTCTTCCAGCGCTCAAGCATATAGACCATGTCCGCTGGGGACTTGGCGACATAGGACAACGCCTTGTCTGCATCGCCTGAAGGCTTTGAGACAAAGCGGCGCTGTTCCTTTTTGACGTAGCGGATAGCGTCATCATAGTTGGAAAAGTTTTTGACTGGCGGAACGGCAATGCCTGCTTTCTTAAACATCTTCATGCCTGTGTCGCGCTCAAGCTCCCATTTGGCGCTCTCCACTGACGCACTGATGACCAGCGCCCCTTCCTTCTTGGCTGCATCGAGCGCGTGCAGATACATGGTGTTATCGGAATTGAAGATCACGTCGGCCCAGCGCAGCCACGGGCGGAAATCGTCGATCAGCTCGACAAAGCCCTTGCCAATGTACTTGGTCTTCTCCGTCTGGCGCAAGAAGTGCTTGACCTTATGCCCGTCCCGCTGTGCACGGATTGCAATGTCGAGGGCCGCGCCCTGAGGGTCAATAATAAGAAATTTCATTGTGCGTTCGCCCTTTTGTATTGCTGCTCGATGACCCGCTTCATCCGGTAATTGACTGGACGCCCTGCCGCAATCTCGTTGGTCGTGTACTGGTGCCAAGCCGCGTCAGCGTCTTTGCTCAGTCTAACCGCTTTCATCATATTTTTGTAGCCCTCTGGATCAGTAAACTCCATAGAGGCGGGCTTCGCACCAAAGAACCGTTCAAAACCGCCGACCTTAGATGTAGGCGATACACCGGACATCCCCGCAACCGAGATTGGCTCCAGCCCTTGCCCAACAAACTCCAGATACTTCTGAAGCGCCTGCATCCGCGTGTCGGTGGAGGCCGAGATAGGGTCGCCGCGCCAGTCGGAATTTGTGGCAAGCGCTTTTACAAGCTGAAGACCGGGACTGATTTTATTTTCCGCTTCCTGCACAGGGTCGCGTGACCAGCCAAACACATCCTTCATGTAGCTGGGCCATTGCACGCGCTCTGGTTTTTGGGTGCGCACATCCGTGCCCCCTGTACGGGCGGCCAGCAAATCTTGCTCGTCCTGCGGCCCTTGGCCGGTGTACAGGTATTGCGTTATAGCGTTCATAGTTGCGTAGACCAAAGGCAACGCCACGACATAGCCCATGCGGTCAGTCCAAATCGGCTTTGCATTTTCTTTGCCAAGCAAAGCCCGCCCTGCACGGTACGGTGCTGTAGCTACGTCAAGAGCCCCGCCACCAAGAGTTTTGATTGTTCCAAGTTCATAAGAAAATGAAATGAGAGCGAGCTGGGCGGCTTGTTTCTGGTTCTGCGACCAAAAAATATTTTGCTGGTTCATTTCACCAAAACGTTCATCCACCATGTTTGCAATGTCGCGCGCTTTGGCAACCTGTTCTGCGTAAGTTGCATCGGGGTTGTCCTGAAGCCATTTCCCTAAGCTGTCCGTAAATGCGCCGTTTTTAATGGCAGGGATATAGTGCTCGAACAAAGGCGCGGAGATAGTCTCCATTGCACGGCCAAGGTTTTTAGCGATGACCTTAATCGTACCCACCAGCGGGCGCAATTTTGCTTCATGCAAATCGGACAGAAGTTCGGCTTTTAGCGAACCGCGTTTCCATGCTTTAAGATAATTGCTTTCGCCAGAGAACCGATACTCGTCAGCAATGTTACCCTTACCCTTGAACCGATAATTGGCCTGTACCCCAAGGTCAATAATCTTGCGCAATTCAGGAGAGGTTTCTTTCAGATCAAGATATGCTTCCATTGCCCGCTTACCGTTGCGATAAGAGGTAATTGGTTTTGCGGGAGCTTCTAAAAGAGAGCGTGCGGCCCCAACAACGTTTCCGCGAGCAATCTGATTGGTCGCATCGGCAACGGCACTGACAATGGCTTCTTGCGCCATCATGGCAAAATGGTATCCAGAAATAGCAAGTTTTAAAGCGGTTGCGGTGTTTGATACCCGCTGCGCAACGCGCAAAGCGTCTCCCCACGGCCCTTGCATGGTGCGGGAAATATGATTGTTGTAAACACGGGCCCAACCGTCTGGGGCATAAGCATACGCTAATTTTCCGCCTTGTACCTTTGTCCTATGGCGTCCACCAACTTCTGACCAGCCTTCAGGCGCTTTGCCCGGAAAAAAATAGCGCACGGTACCGCGCTCTGTGGCCGTGCCAATGACTTCTTCGGCCACAATATACTTCGAGGCGTCTTCGACATAGCGCATCGTGATCTCAATCGGATCAAGCGTTACGGGCTCAAGCCCGCCTTTACGAATGCCCTGCTCGTAGCTGTCGTAGATACGGCCCTTGGTAAAGCTTTTTGAACCTTCCTTGCCGCCACCAAAAAACTGTTCTGCTTTCTTCGGGTCTTTCCACATCTGCCGCAGATAGTCATCCACAAAGTTCATTTGCTGTGTAGCGGGCAGTTGTTCAAGACGCGCACGGTAGAGCGCGTGAGTGTCTTTGAGCGCCTGAAGAACGGGTTTTATTTCGGCGGGAATTTCCTTACCCTTCGCCAACATCTTGCCGGGCTGTTGTATCCACTGAATAAGGTCAAGCTTCTGTGCATCGCCCATGGCGTTGACCATGCGCTGCATAGGCTCAAACACTTTTCTAACTTGCTCTGCACGTTGATTTTCGCGGCCCATTTCACGGCGCAAAGCCATTTCGGCAACGCGACCCCCTTCACGAAGCTCAGGCGCAAAGATCGCTTTGAATGTATCTGCGGCGGCTTTTACCCCTTCTACACCAATGTTGCGTAAGGGTTCAGCGGCAGCGCGAGCTTCGCGCTCACCTTTGATTTTGCTGTAAACATCAAAAAGAGGTTTTTCTTTTTTAGGCTCTTCTCCCGTGAAAGCTTCTTTAAGCGCTTCATCTTCAGGGGTCATACCTTTGGTTTCGCTGATAACGTCGAGTAAAGAAGGTGTGCTTTCGGTTTCGCGAAGCTCAGGGGCAATCTCGTCGAAAAATTTACCTTGCTTGCGTAAGAAATCAGCAACTTCTTTGTTGGCGCTTTTGCGCCCTGTAAATTTTTCGTACAAAGCTTTCCATTGGTCGGCAATGCCTTTAAAGAATTTATCGACAATACTCGTGGCCGCTTTATCTGTAGTTAAAAATTTAGAAACTTGATTGGCAAACCATTCATCAAACTTACGAGTATACTTAGCCATACTTGAGTAATCAGGGGTGCGACCTTTTAATTCTTCCTTGGCGCGGGAAATTACCCCTTCGCCGTTACCTGCGGCGTAGGCTTCCCTGACTTCCTGCTCTTTGCTCCTTGGGCGTTTTTCCGTCATCTCGCGTTTCCATGCGTCCATGATGGCTTTCTTTGTTGCTTCAGGCGCTTTGTTTAAAAGTTCTTTTTCTATAATATGCCCAAACTCGTGGGTTAATATCGTCGCCATTTCTGTAGTGCTTAACCCTTCTTCAAGTTCGATAATATGTCTTACATACTCCCCGGTTTTTGTTCGGCTGACTATACGAACTTGACCGCCAGTTCCTTGAAGGTTTTCCCGTTTGACAAGGCGAACTATTACGGGAGTTTTAATTCCAAAACGCTGGCGGAGATCGTCGGCGTAGGCGTGAAGGCGTTTTGTTACGGTAACAGGTTCTTGCGCTGCGAAAGGTTCTTTGGTCAATACAGCAGGTGCGCTTGGTTCAACCGCCGCTACGGGCTGAGCTTTCATACGTTCGTCAACCACTTTGCCCATAGGTTCAACCGTGATGGTGCTCTCAGGGTTCTTGTTGGCTTCAAACGCCTTTTGCACTTCGGGGGCGTATTCGGATGTGCTTGCGGCGGCGCGAAGCTCCGTGCCATCTGGCAGGCGCTCGACAACGTTCAGCGGCTGGTGCCCGCGCCCAACGCTGGCCTCCACATCGGCTTTATTGTAAGGGCCAAGGCCGAGGTGCTTTCCGAAACGGTCGGCTTCAATATCCTCTTTGAGCTGCTGCACGCCCAAGGATTTTGGATCATAATGGAACGTACCTTTATTCGGGTCAATGTAAACCGCCGCGCCTTTTGGCGGCGCAGGGATCGTTTCTTTGGGCATGGTGCTGGGATAGAACACGGCGGGTCGCCGTCCGGCCTCAAACTCCCTGAGTTGCGCTGCAATGGTGGCGGGGCTTTCAGGGATCGGTGTTTCCGTAGGCGCACGGGCTTCAACCGGGGCCGGAGGAATAGGCTCGTTCTTGATAGATGCAGGAGGCTCCTCGCCGCCTGCTCGCCCTTCTTCGGGGTAGCCTTTAAGGTGTTCGGAGTGCAGCTCGCCGGTGAAATCTTCCGGCACCTGTTTGGCTTTACGGGCAATTTCTGCGGCGGTGTTGCGGTCTACAAATTCCCCAGTGGACGTGAGGAAGCCTTCGCGCCCGCCTTCAGTGGATGGATACATCTCCCGTACGGCAGCGTGGCTTTCGCCTGTGAAGTGTTGGCCGGTAATCGGGTTTTCAATCGCCGCACTCTTGATCGTAAGCGGCTGCCCTTCAGGTTGTTCTACAGGTTGTCTATTCAAATCCATAAACGGATTTTTTGCTTTGGTCGGAGCAACAGAAGTTTTAGGTTGCGCGGTTTCCTGCTTCAGCTTATCAAGCCCGTATTTGGCTTCGTACGCACGGTCAGTTTCGCTGAGCATTGAATGTTCGCCAAGCCGCCCCATCTCCATAGTAAAATACGGGTCAACAACTTCACGCTGGGCTTTTTCCACGTTTTCTTCATACTCGGCGGGAGCGCCTTGGTAAGCTGTCTTTGCGCCGCCTATGCCGCCCGCAACCGCACGGCCAGCAATATTGGGAAGATAATTGAAGATCGCGTTAGCGCCGACTGCTCCTGCTGCTACTGCGCCTTGAGCAAAACCGGCTAAAGGCGCACCAAGGTATTGCCCTACGGCACCGCTTGGGCCTACAGCATTTACTACAGCTTGTTCGGTAGGGCCGTATGTAAGTTGGCTCGTGTCTTTTGCGGCATTATAGGCTTCAGTGCCGATACCGGTGATTGTGCCTTTGATGGCAGGAATAATACCCCCCGTCTCAGCCTGTGGAGCAACGGGCGAAACGGGGGGCGAGGCCGGGGCTTGCGCTCCAGCTTTGGG